TCGCGTAAGCATAGGGGTTACAGAAGTCAGAAGGTATTGGCTGAGTACTTGGCAGTCAATGGTTTCCCCTATGCTGAAAGCACTGGCGCAGGGCGCAGTGGTACAGATATAACTGGCACGATAGGTATTGACTGGGAAGTAAAGGCAAGAACAGGATTTAATCCTGCCTCTGCTATCGCGCAGTTAAAGGAAAGAGATAAAGGATTGTTGGGTCTTGTAGTATTAAGACTTAACGGACAAGGTGAGAAGTCAGTAGGCGATTGGGTCTGCTTACTTAGACTGGAGGATGCAGTGAAACTATTAAGGGATGCAGGATATGGTGATAAAAATTGACAACGACTTGCCTAACATCGCAGATGTCCTCATACACTATGGTGCGAACTTACGACAAAGACACGGGCAGGTCAACCTTAAGTGTCCGTTCCATTCAGATACGCACCAGTCTGGTTCAGCCAACCTCGACAAGAATATCTTTATATGCTTTGCCTGTGGGGTTCAAGGTAACTCGCTCCAAATTATTTCATCAAGAGAAGGAGTAAACATCCGTGAAGCAAAGCGCATTGCAAAAGGAATTACTGGGGAGAGCAACGAACAAGTACGCGGAAAGCATCTCTCTGGCTCAAGATTACCTAGCAAGCAGGGGAATTCCTCTGGAGGTAGCACGTCTGGCTCAATTAGGCGTAGTCGCGGAGCCTGAAGTTGGACACGAAGCAATGGTTGGTAGGTTATCAATCCCTTACATCACTAAGAGTGGTGTTGTTGACTTGCGATTTCGTGCACTTAACCCTGCCGTTGAGCCTAAGTATATGGGGCTAACTGGAGCAGAGACGAAGATGTATAACGTACTAGATGTGGAACGTGCAGGTGATTACATTGGTGTATGTGAAGGTGAGATAGATACACTCACTCTATCTTCTGTCATTGGCATAGCCTGTGTTGGTGTACCTGGTGCTAACAGTTGGAAGAAACATTACACTCGCTTGCTTGCAGACTTTGAAAGAGTCTTTGTCTTTGCAGATGGTGACCAACCTGGCACAGAGTTCGCTCGTTCTCTAGCCCGTGAACTACCAGTTACTATCGTTCAGTTACCAGATGGATATGATGTAAATTCTATGTTCGTACAAGAGGGTGCTAATTATTTCCATCAGAAGATGGATATGAAGAATGGACTTTGATGCACTCGAACCACCTGAGTCTTACTGTCACGAGTGTAAGCAACAGTTCGATAACTCATTCGAACTGATAGACCATACGCTAGAAGATGATGAGGTCTTCGACCCATACTATGTACTACCCAATGGGTTTAAGTTATTGCTCGGCTCACTGCTAAGGTTTATGTACCACCATCGTGATGAGCCAGAGAAGATAGCATTGATTAGCCAGTCAACATACGTCACGCTATTTGCATCTGAGATGGGTTACGATATGGTAGATGAATTGGTTGAAGATATGGTAGTGAAGTCAGAGTTGCAGAACTTGGATGAAGAACTAAAGAAACTTTTAACAAAGGACAATGATGGAGAAGGCGGAGCGTGAAGAGATATGGCAGATTATAACCCATCTGGTAGACCAAGGGCTGAACGTACAGACGTACAACGTGGAGGGTCAGTACCTCAAGGTAACTTTATCAGTTCCACTTTTGAGCAGGATGTAAGGGACACGATGAAAGAACTCGGTGACCTGCTGATTAGCAAGCACCGTGACTATGGCCCGAAGAATATCTCTGACTCACCAGGGGGTGCGCTCAATGGTCTACGTGTACGTATGCACGATAAGACAGCACGCATCAATAACCTCATTGACAATGGCACACAGGCACAACACGAACCACTAGAGGATTCATTCAAAGACTTGGCGAACTATGGTATAATTGCACTGTTAGTTCTACGAGGAAAGTGGGATAGATGAATGACTTCAACGAGTGGCTGACACTTGGCATAGAAAAGGGATGGGTTACTAAACCATTCTGTAATACGCACGAAGGCTACCAGTTCCTAACCAGCGAGCAAGAGGAAGAGTTTAATCAAGATGGTGACCCTTGCGTTGTGGTCATTCAAATAAAAGAATCTGAGGGTTAAATATAATGGCATCTAAATCAAGTTTTGATTTAGACTTTGGCTATGGTCGCAAAGGCGAACAACTTGTAGATGAGTTGCTTTCTGGTAACCTTACTGTTGAAGTCAAGCGTGACCGCAAGTGGTTCAAGACCAACAACTTATATATAGAAACTGAATGCTTCTTCCAAAAGGTGGGAGACTGGGCACCCTCTGGGCTAGGTGTAACTGAGGCTGGGTACTGGGCATTTGTGCTACAAGAATCAACCCTCATCGTGCCTACTGATGTACTCCGCTATGCGGTAAAGGAATTTGGTAGAGAGATTAGTTGCTTCATCCCACCTAATCAAAGTAAAGGCTTCCTCATTACAGTAGATGACCTAATGACTGCGACGAGAAAATATAAAGATGACGATAGAGTGGAATAGAATCGAACGTTGGCAATATATTGTTGACTCGGTGACTGCTGAGTACCACAAGAAATTTGAGATTGAACCAGAGGATATACGACAGGCACTGTATCAATGGTTCGTTGAGCATCCTGTCAAGTTGGATACGTGGGAAGCCATCGGTGAAAGAGATGCGAAGAACCTTATCTATCGTAGTCTTCGTAATCAAGCACTCGATTACTGCCAACACTGGAAGGCTAAGTCTGGTGGCTATGAAACATCTGACCTGTTCTACTATGAGGCTGATATGGTTGAGGCTTTGTTGCCCTCTGTGTTGCGCGGTGAGTTCGGTGTGACTGCTAAGTTAAACCTCGGCAGACCAGGGCGCCCCTCTGCACCTAACGAGGGTGGCAATCTTATGGCTATGATGATTGAGATTGACTATGCCTTCTGGAAATTACCTAAGGATGATAGAAAGATATTATTCCTGCGTCACGCTGAGTCGCTAGACTTTGCTAAGATAGGTGAAGAATTAGATATGGGTACTGAAGATGCTGTGCGTATGAGGCACAAGCGTGCCATCAAGAAACTCATACACAAGGTCGGTGGCTTCAGACCATACAGAGATGATGACTTAGAACCACAGGAAGAAGAAGACAAATAAAAAACCCCCTCCGAAGAGGGGGCTTCTTATTATGTGTGGCTAGTGCCCACCACACAGACAGCAGAACTTACAACTGTCCTTAATGTATTCACATTGGTCACAGATTCCATCCCCATAATACTTGGAACCAATTAGAACCAACTCCTCACAGCAAGTACTGCAGATTGTTATGGTCATAGTCTTCATCCGTTTTCTCCTGTCTAGTGGATGTTAAAACTATTATAGCATATTACTTTTTATTTGTCAAGTGTCGGTGTGTCGCCGTCTAATTCCATTTCACCACTGTCAACCCATAGATGCTCTGGATAATCCTTATCCAACTCTGCGTTGTGTAGTTCGACTATCTCTTTCCAACTTTGTATTGTGTTCATCTTATCCTCCTGTTGAATAGAATCCACTGCCATTAAACTTTACTGCTGGTGCTGACCATACCCTACTCATTGTGCTTTGGCAACAGATAGGCTCGGTGCTGTCACCATATGCCCTCTGTATTTCCTGTGTGCCACCACATAGGTTGCATCTGTATTCATATGTAGGCATTACATCTCTCCATCTATAGGTGTAGGTGCTGTGCTAATGGAGCCACAGTCTTTGCACTTCTGTCTTAAGTCATACCAACCGACAGTCCTATCATCATCCCACATCACAGTTATCTCGAACATCAAGCAACCACAGATACAGGCTAGAGTAGGCTCACCAGTTAAGTCGAACATCAATACCAGTTCCTGCGCTGAGAATGTTTCCACGCTCTGCAAGGGGTATCGTAGCGGTGCTCGATGTATCGGTATGCCCTAAGTATCTGCACTGCTGGGTCTTTACTCTTCTCCTTCAACATCTGGGCTATGCCATAGGCACTACTACCCTGCTGGTTCTTGGCTAGATGGTCGAATCTGCTCTCCTTTGTGAAGAGTAGGACAATACATTTGCGCTCGCGTGCATCCCAACCCCACCCTGCCTTGGCGAACTTAATAGCCAGTGCTTTGTTGCGTGCCTTCTCTTCCATCGTAGCCTTGGTTCTAATCTTAGGCTTGACATCTACCTCTACATCTACGTGTAGGGTATGGCTGATAGGCACAAGGCTAGCCAGTAGCACAAGTCCCACCACTATGAATGCTCTCTTCTTCATCCACTTATTCTACCAATCTTCCTACGAACATCACGTCTGTGCCGTTGCTCGTGTCGCACTGAGTTATGCTTATGTGTTAGCCCTGCCAATAGTGCACGCTCACCCGTGAGTAGCCCACCCCATACCGAACCAACACCACCCACGCTGAGTACGTTCTCACTCTCTAACCCCTGCGCTAGGCACTCTGCCTTTACTGGGCACGTATGGCAGACTTCTATTGCCTGTACTGTGCGTAGCACCTGTAACTGTTGCTCGTCTGCATAGATTGAGTTCTCGTAGTGCCATAGGTCTGGGTCTGGATGTCCATTACACGCTCCGTCTTGATGCCAGTTGCGGTTCATCTATTCCACCAATCCACTAGAATTCTGGTTGTCTTCTTACGCATCGCTACCAATATCAAGATAGCAAAAAATATAGTGACACTCACATCTGCACTATCTCTACTGCGCCTGCGTAATCTATGTCCTCAAAAGATAACTGCTTGGTTATCTGACGAGAGAATAGCCACTCGTCCTTCTGGTCATAGGTCATTGATGACCAGTCACTCGGTAACTCGGTGCCCTCTGGTAAGGTGATATCAATACCTCTTGTGCCATTGAGTGCATAAATAATTCTGAATTTCATTCCATCTCCTAGTCCCATTTGTATACCACTTCGTTATCTGCACCGCACTCCACACAAGTAAACCAGAAAGTATTGTTGCGGTCTTCCCACTCTCGGTTCTCTGCACCGCAGATATAATCGCGGTCGCCATATGCCTCACATAATACAACGTGCATTATAGATTCCCCTTCATACAATGGGTGAGTGTTCCCCAACAATATCCTTCACCTTCTACCCACCAGATATGATTGATGAATTGGTATCCCGTCCATAGTACTGTTGCCATAGTTATAATTAATGCTACCAATAGCACAATCTCACCTCGTCTAGTCAATCTCATTTACTTTCCCTCCCGTAATTTGGTTACCAGTTCTCTGGCCTTGTCTAGGTTCTCTACTGTCCACACTTCCCCGTCTCTATGGCGTACTGTCCACGTAATCGTGTCTTCCTCATAGTGCCGTGTTATGCTGTAGTACCCGTGAATATAGTGCCCTGCCTTGAGTCTAGTCAAGTGCATCTGTCTGCCCGTACCCTTCATCCTTGACTGTGATTCCATATAAGGATACAAGTATGATGGGCAACAGGGCTAAGTATAAGTAAATCATCCTAGGCACCCGCAATCTTTGACGGGTATCAAGCAATCTCCGCACATAATCTCATCTGTTAGCACTGCCCCCACGTCTGACTCTCCAATTCTCCTAGGTCAAAATCATATGCCCAATCTGGGTGAGGTATATCCCTAAAGATAAGTTCATACCCGTCGCCACTATTCCAAAATAGTGTGGCGTGATAGGACATCTCCTCGTGTGTGATGAGCAACCGACGGGCAAACCCTGTGCTCTGCTCGCTAAGTGCTATCGCGTCGTAGTCTTGCTTGACTTCATTCATTCTCTTCCCCCTTGTCGAATAGGTATCCACCCATCGCAGACCCTAGATTGGTGCGTATAACTATCGTGCCGTGTATATCCTCATAGACTTCCGCCTTCGGCATATTCTCCTTGACCCATATCTTTAGGTCTTGGATGGTATCTACCTCTTGGAGCATCATTCCGCCATCTCCATTTCTTCTTCTAGTTCTGCAATCGCTTCGTTGAAGATGTCGGTGTAGTAGAGATAAAGGTCAAGGCTCATAAGGTTATAGATGGTCACGTCTTGCCCCATCCCTAACTCTGCGTGCCCTCTATCGTTATACTCACTAGGCATTTTCTGCCACTCTTCTACAATCTGATTGTAGTAGACGGGCAGATACCCGTCCACCCACTCCCCGCTGTTCTCCTGTATCTCTTCTAGGGTGATGTACCCCTTCTCAATCTCGGTCTTGAATTCGTCTTTCATCTGTTCTTTAATCTTCTCACTCATTACATTCCCTCCTTCTTCTCTAATAGGTCTCTGGCTTGCGCTACTTCATCGTTCCATTCTAGGGTTAGGCTATGATTGAGCCATCCCACAATCTCATTTATACTCATTACATTCCCTCCTTCGGTAGATTCCTTAATGCCCACGCGAGAGAGTCAAGTCTCCCCTGCCAGTACGCATCCCCGATATTCTCGCGCATTTTCTCGAATATGAATTCGGCTTCCTTCTCGATTAACTCTCTCATCACATCCCCTCCCTAATATTTACGTCCACAATCTCCACCTTGGCGACGTGTTCTATCGCTAAAGTTCCCTGAATGATTTCGTTCACCTTATCCCACCCCCACGCTTCATACGCTGGGAATGATTCCTTGCCGTCTTTATTCGTAACCCGTAGTGCGATTCCTGTTGGCTGTGACATAATCTATTCTCCCGTCTAGTTCCTTGCCGACACGTTGCGCCTTGCCCCGTATCTCGTGCCCTAATCGTCTCTCGCTGACGTCGCCCCCGTCAAGGGTTTAGGGCGGTGACTTTCGTCACACTTCGCAATCGTGCCCGTATGCCCATTCACTAGCGTCATTATCGTCTAGTAGGTCGAACACTCTCTCGCATTCAATACACCGCGCTTTCGTTGATATCTTCACCCCTTCACCCCTTC